CCTATTTCTAAATAAGAATAGTACTACTTGGACTTCTAGGTTCTCTAAGGTGAGGGATAAGCAAAACAACAATAACATTCGTAAGACCCACAGAAACAATAAGATTCTTTCTATTGCTGTTGGTATGGTGAGAGGTTCTGTTGATGGAGAGAAGCATGACACCCTTTTACGTGCCGCGAAGTTACTAGGAGGATATATCGCTGTAGGGCGTATAGAAGAGGCTCACGCGGTTCAAGTGCTGACTGATGAAATACTAGCTAAGAACATTAAAGACCCGCAAGGGGCGCTCCAAGCTATCAAGGATGGCATTGAGTATGGTAAGTCTCGACCTATCCAAGAAGCTAAGAAGATTGAGAAGGCTCAAGAGTTTATTAAAAGAGATGATGGAACCTTTGACTTTCTTGCCGACCAACAAGAGATAGATGAGTATGAACGTGCTGTTATAGATGGTACACTTGAGATGGGGCTAAGTACAGGGCTTACGGGTCTTGATGAGTACTGGCTTATTAAAAGGAATCACCTTGTGTTCTTCCTTGGTCTTGATGGTAGTGGTAAGTCTACTGTTTGTTGGTATCTCGCTGTTCTTGCCGCGATTAACCACGGATGGAAGTTTGCGGTGTACTCGGCTGAGAACTCAGACGGACACGTATCAAGGAAGTTTAAGGAATTTTACATAGGTAAGACCCTAGAGCAAATGAATGACGCAGAGAAAAAGGAAGCTGATGAGTTTGTACGTAAGTACTTTAGAATCCTTACCTCTAAAAAGAATTACACTTGGGAGGAACTGCTGTTGCGTGGAGAGATACTATTTGATGAGGACTTTGAGTACGACTGCTTGATTGTAGACCCGTACAACTCTCTCGATATTCCTCATGGTACTGACAACCATAGGCACAACCAAAATAGCCTGAACCTAATACGGGTGTTCAAAGAGAACTACTCGGCTGTGTGGATACCTGACCACGCCAACACATTCGCGGCAAGAGACAAGGACTCAGATGGATATATCAGAAGACCCTACAAGAGTAGTGTAGACGGAGGACAACTAAAAGCCAACAAAGCTGACGACTTCCTAGCAGTACACAGAAACAGCAAGCACCCTACCGAATGGATGTACACCGAGATACACAGCGATAAGATAAAAGTGCAAGAGACGGGAGGTAAGCCAAGCCCCAACGACGACCCATTCATTATGAGTATGAGGAAGGATAGGTGTGGGTACATACAAGTAGACTCAAGGGATAGCGTGGCAGAACACAGAAACCGATTACCCTACAAGGAAATAGATGATAGTGAACAAGAGGACGAGTGGGAATACAAACCAGATGATTTTGAATGATAACTAATTAATTTTACTTAAATTTGAACCACCATGATAGACATAGACAGCCTTCCTGAAGACCGAGACGAAAAAGCTAAAGAGTTCCTTGGAATTTGGCGGGAGAAAAAAGAATCCTATGGATACAATGAAGTAGTAACACTCCTTACTACCTACGAATCACTAATACGAATACAAACGACAACAGAACAAATCAATAAATTTTACAGCAATGAAGAAGGCAAAGTTTAAAAGTATCGAGTACGCACCTAAGTCTTGGGATGGAGGGGCTAAACCCATGTGGTTCCACAAGGTCGTAATGGACAACGGAGATAATGGGCAAATTACAACCATGAGCGATAAGCCAGATTGGCTAGTAGTAGGTGGAGAGATTGAGTACTCCTTGCTCACGGATAAGAAAGGAAACCCTAAGATTAAAAAAGAGTACACGCAGAACGGTGGTGGTGGTAAGAGTGGTGGGTATAAGAAGCCTAGACTTGAACTTGTTGACATTAAGCGTATGTGTAAGAGTAATGCTGTTCATGCTGTTGTAAGTGTGAATAGTACTAAGGGGTCTGAGGTTCTTAGCGGGAAAGACCTAGCTACAATACTAGAGTTTACCATTGGAGGACTAACAGACGGAATTGAAAAGTTTGGAGAGGATGACTCCCTTCTTACTTCCCGACTCTCGGCAGTAAACAACGCAGCACTAATGGCAGCGTACAAAGAATTTAAAGACGGTAAAGACCTAGTAACAGAGGCAACCAAATTGTTTAACTATATAACAGCTAAGTAACATGAACAAAGTAATACTAATTGGAAACGTAGGAGCCGACCCCGAAGTAAAAGAATTTTCGGGAGGAAAAGTGGTGAAGCTACGAATAGCAACAACAGAACGCTACAAGAATAAAAACGGAGAGAAGCAAGAGAAGACTCAATGGCACAACGTTGACGTTTGGAGAGAAGCCCTTCAAGGAGTGGTAGAGTCCTACGTTAAGAAGGGTGACCGTATCTCTGTTGTAGGTAGTGTTGAGTACAAAGAGAATGATGGTAAGTGGTACACTACTATTATGTGTAATGAGGTTCATCTGTTAGGAAGCTCAGAGGGTTCTCCCGCGAGTAAACCACGAACAGCAGCAACACCGCAACCCGTAGCTAACGACGCAGAGAGTCTGAACGATGACTCTGAGCCACTCCCATTTTAAAGTAAAGCCTTCGGGCCTATTATTATTGAATCATTTTTATAAATTTTATAAACCGCCCATTACTTGGGTATTTTTGAGAGAGTAGAGATGGTTCTCTGGTGAAACAATAGCGGGGATAGGGGGGCTACGAGATGTAAGTCTTGTCCTTATCCCCGTTTTTCATTAAAACACATAAACCAAAGCTATGAGCAAAGAAGAAGAATTAAGGAAGGAGTTTAAGAAGCAGATGGGTTTCTCTGAAAGTGACCAACACAAATTCTATGACAACGATGGACACGAGGTTGACTTTGAATATTTTTGGGATGAATACGAAAAGTGGAAGACAGCCCAACTCCTAAAGGCAAGGGAGGAAAGCAAACAGCACCACGATTGGTATGAGAAAGCCGTTAATAGATTGAGTGAGTTAAGGCAAGAACTCGAAAGGGTGAAGGAAAGAAGAAATTACGAAATAGTGTTTGGTACTCATTTGATGGCTCGAATCTATGTGTTTCACGATAGGATTGAATGTGAAGATGCTATAAACGGGTGGGGAGATAATGTAGAGCCTGAAAAAATAAAAATAACCAACAACAAGTAGAGAGATGATAACCCCCGAATATAAAAAGCTACCGCAGGGCGAAGTCTTGGTCTAAGTCGTGGTAAGTGATGGTAACCTCTTCTCCTTTTGAAAGAGCGTCAGCAACCTTTGGGTACATCTTCTTGTAAGCATTACCACTTCCACCAATAAATCCTTCCTTGGCGCTCTCACCCACAAGTAAACACCCTGCCGTGTTCTCGTCGGTATTACCCAAATGGATTAGGATGTACTCGAAGTTGGGTACGTTACGAACCCACAGCATACCCTTGTGCATCTCTGGAAACTTCTTTTTGTATCGAGCATCAAAGCCGCCCACACCCCTAAAGGTTATAGTGTAGGTTCCTTTTGGAATCCTAGTTTCCCCGCGAACTTTCTCATCCCTATGCTCATCCTCAAGCGTGTAGCACTCAAACTCCCCGTCAATAAACAGAAGACCCATAGTGGCATCTCCCGTATCTTGGTATCGTATTACCTGTAATCTCATATCTAGTATTGTGGGTTGTGTTCTAGTGTGCCGCCGTTAAGGATGTGTTCAAGTATTTTGTTGTAACAAGTATCAACATCCCACTGACCTAATCCATGTGGCCCTGAGAAGTGTACTGTAACGCCTTCAGGAGCCGTTGTGTGCGTTAAAGTAATGTCAATACCTCTTTGCGCCCCAAGAAGCATATCTGCCTTTACAGAAGAAATATGGACTTGTGTGTAGGGAAGGCTCACCCACTTAACCCCTAAATCTTCTGGTTCCCACTTCAGGTCTGCTGTGGTAGGATTTCCTAATACTTTAAGAACGCTATCCTTTACCTTCAGGTATGCCACCCCGTTAAAATCTAAATATGAGTCAGCCCACAAACCAAAGTTAGTGTTCTCCTCTATTGTGGCTATGTCCTTTAATATGTTTGTTGATGCTATATACATTATACTATTGTTGTCCAAGTAAATCCGTACTTTGTGCAAAGCTCGCCCCCTACGGTATTCAGGTCGCTCACTGAATAAGCGTTCTTATATCTCTGCTCCACCAAAGTACCCGCTGTAGTCACTGATGTACCCCGAAGACCAATATGGGTAGCTAACATATTGCCAACATCCTGAGTCTGCGTATCCACTACAGCGCCGTTTTTATAGATGGTTATGTTCGCCCCATCACCAGCAAGTAACCACACAGCGTCATTTTCGAAATCATTGGAGGGTACACTTAATTGGTCTGTTACCGAGGCCCCCGATAAAGTATTACGAACCCTGCAATAATTAAAATCCTCAAAAAACGTTATAGCTACAGAGACATCCAGCGGTGTAGACATTAAATCTAGCCTTGCCCCCGCTATAGCGCTCCCTACAAACCAAAGAGTAAATCCAGTTGATAAATTTACGGGAACCACCTTATTATATCTATACCAATCTAAAGTAAAAGAAATAGATGGTTCGTTATTGTACGATACGTCACTAGAATTATAAACAGCCTTTAAGGCCCCAGAAGACTGCACGGCATGATTGTCATTACCCGAAAGGTCGTTCATTTGACCCACTGGGTCTAGGTTCGAAACCGCGTCAGTATCAGATGCCTTATAAATTATCTCATACTCAGGCGCAGAAGAACCTCCACCGCTTCCACTTACATTTACATTTATCCCCGTATATGTCGCTCCTACATTACTCATTTACCTATAGTCTAAATAGTTTTTGAAACTATTTCTTTGTTGGTTTCTCGTTTATCTTTCCCGCGATTTCTTTCAACATAGCAACAACCTCCCGCTGCATTGCCAGTTTGGTCATACGCTGTTCTTACATAAGCATCGTTAGCACCCACCCAAGTAGCTAGAGTAAATCCTTCGCTGCTTTCTGAGGTAAGTACGTTCCTATGTTTCCCATTACTACTTCCTTCTTTTAACTGATTTAACCTTTTTTCCTCCTGCACCTTGCTTTCCAATCCTTGCCTTTTCAGATTGCTTTTTCTTTAATGCCTTTGAAGACATTTCTTTTTTAGTAACTGGTGTCTTTGAAGACACTCTTCTTGATGGTCTACAATATTCACTCTTACCTCCTGTTCCACAGGGTTTATTAGTGCGAGTGTCTATCCACTTCTCTTTATCCCATCTCTTTAAGTCAGAACCTGCTTTAGTTTTTCTAACCTTGCCACTTTTTTTTCTACACTTAGCAGTTGCTTGTGCGGCACGAGCCGACCACTTGCCGTAACTCTTCATAACCTTTCTGTAACAAGCATCTTTAGGCATAGCTTATCTTTTTGATTTAGCACCTACACACTTCCAACGCTTTCGTGAAAGGTTGTTTGGTGTATTAGGGTTATTTCTTTTTTTAGCAGACAATCTTTTCTTTATTCCTAAACTTCTTGCACAATAGCTATCACCTTTAGATGTGCCTGGCCTTACCCTTGGCCCACCACCTTTTGCTTTACCTGCTTGACCATAGCTTACTCTTTTGCCACTTGAAGTAATTTTTACCTTTGCCTTTCCTTTTCTTGGTTTTACCATTGTTACGCTGCCTTTATCTGTTGCTTTATTTCTTTTCTCCAACTTGCAGGAATCGTCTTCTCACTCCACTTAATCCCGTGGTATTTACACCACTCCTTATACGTCTTTGAGCCACTAGCTTTTGTTAGTTTGTTGTTGGCGTTTTGAAATACCATCCGTATGTCTAACTCAGGGTGCTGTTCCACCACTGCTTTCATCTTGGTACGGTCTGCTGCCGTGAACCTCCCCTTTGTTTCTACAATCATAAGAGAGCTGTCGTGCTTCTCAAAGATGAAGTCTGGGTTGTATGTTTTTTGCGGCGGAGTCCACTTAATCTTTTCAGACTCATACGAGAATGAGATGCCCCTTTGGTTGCAGTCTTGTGCGAAGTCTTTCTCAAATAAAGAACGGAATTTTCCCGTGTTCTTACGTCTGTGTCTTTTACGGGTGTTAGTTCTTTTTCTTCCCACTCTTATTTACTTCCGTAGTAAGTTCGTTTACCCCTAGACTTAGCTACTTTCCTAGATGTTTTAGCGTGCTGCTTTGCGATTTTATTCGCCTTTTTTGTTGGGTCTCCTATGATTAATATTTTTTAGTTCTAACACTGCCCTTCTTTGGTCTTGAAGGGGGAGCATAAGTAGTCTTTTTCTTTAATACTTTTCGTTTTTTGTATCCAGTGGGTACTTTTCTTTTCATTTTCCTACGTTTTTGTTTGCTTTTTTGAATATCCAATTAATTGTCTTGTCTGGTGCGAACAACATCCCAATGCCAAACACCATAAGAACGCTTGGCATTATGTAGTCATTCCACACTGCAGTAGTGTCTGATAAGTACGCCTTTGACGCAAGCACCAACCCTACAATGAATAGGATGATGCCGATAACAGTACTCTTGATTTCTTTTAAGTTGTTGTTCATAGCATCTCTTCTTGTACTAAATCAGTCTTCTCAATAAGCTCTACAGTAACTCCCTTAGCCTCTATCTCTTCTTGCCAAGCTTTACCTAAGTACCAGCCAGTACGCTCATCAGTAAGGGTACAAGGTATTGGTACTACATTCATTCCTGTTGTAGCTGTGAATGGTGCTACCTCTGTTGTAAAAAATATAAGTGTGTTCATAGTTGTCAGTTTTAATCTCGATATACCCAGTAGTTTCCTGTGAAGTTTGCCATTGCCCCATTATTATTGTTACCACTAAAATCGTAAGCTACTGCATCAGTATCCTCACCGTTAAGAGGCCACCAAAATTCAGGGTCAAAAGAAAATATCTCATACGGACTTAGTAGGGGGTTTTCAAAAAAAGAAAGTGCTTCTGCGGCAGTCGCTTCGTTTGATGAGTCTAATGATAGGTTTGACAATGTTCCGTCAAAAACATAAGCAGCATTGGGGTAATACCCTATTCGCTGAAACTTAATTGTTGTGGGAGCGTAATACGACCCTGAAGTAGACTCTACCCCGTCAACATAACATTTGACATTATTACTTGTATCTCTAGTAATGACAAGTGCGTGCCATGTATCTAACGCCATTGTAGGTACTGTCCATGAAAAATT